AGGATTTTTGCCACAATATGTTTAATTTATTTGAGTCTAAAGGAACCTTGTATGGTATAGAAGTACATATTTGTACTTGATCTAATAATGCATTATCACAATGCTTGTACAACATCTCAAGTTGTAATTCCGTTCCACCTCTGGGTTGCATTATTCTTTTGTGCTACCAAACAAAGTAAGTTTTGCAACTGTAATTTCTACATGTTGAGAAAAATCATCTTCAGTAGTGTCCGTATTTGGATCTGCTACGTCTGCATCAAAAGCGGCTTTAGATTCGTAAACCTGTCCTGTCTTTTTATGCTTGATTACTTCCTTAGCTTCTGCTGGTATTCTTGGTAACTCATCACTCATAATTATCGTCCTTGTCGGTTATATTTCTTATAATCTCTTTTCTCTCCTTTTGAAAGTCTTTTTTTATGTCTTCTAGGTCTCTTTCTTGGTTTAGGTCTTGGTACAAAATGTATAAACTTAACCCTAGCCATTCTGTTGTGATCTATCTAAAAGTGCATAAGAAACTATGCCTTGTATTTCATCTGCAGTCCCCGCAGTCATTTTGAGTATATCACTCGCCTCTAGCACTAAAGTATGATTAATTATATCTTTAGTTGCAGCACCAGTTATTGACTCATTAAAAATTCTAAAAGTTGCACTAGCTGAGTCGTCTGTAACTTGAACATTTAAATTTACTCCACTAGATGAACCATTGTTTACTTGAATTTGTTTAATAAGAATAGTTGCATTTGAAGGACAACTTAAAACACTTATCGTGCCAGTTGAATTTAAATTTATACCTTGATTTTTATATTGTATTGTCATGACATGAACCAGTTAAAACTATCTTGTTCTTCCTTAATATCAAACTGAAAAGAAAAATTTAATTGAGTTTTTAAAGTTGTTAATGCTTCTATTATCTGCCTAAAATTTGAAGGTTCATAAGTGTCTTTCGGTTCAGGAATATAAATATTAATTTTAGCCATAATAATCTGTAGCGTAACCTCCGTCAGGAGCTGTGCCTCCTGCATCTTGAAGAGATGCTCCTCCGCCTACGTAAGTTCTGTCTTGACCTCCTCCACCAGTGTAAGTAGGTTGTGCAGGCAAATTAGCATTAATTTTTTGATTTTTAAAATCTTTTATTGTTTGTTTTTGTTGTTTTGTAGCATTAGCTAATCTTATTTGTTGCATAACTTTATTATCTGCTGCTTGTGCATCTTGTAATGCTTTTGTTTTTTCAAAGAAAGCATCTTGTCTTTCTTGAGGTAATTTTGATATTCTTTCTAAAGTTTTTGGACTAGTTCTTTTATCTATTCTTTTTTGATAAGCTTTATCTAATCCAACAGTTGGTGCTTCACCAAACTTACCACCAGTCAAAGTATACAATCCACCTCCAGAAATAGGACTATATCCTTCCATAAGTTCACCTTGTTGAATACGACCTACTGGATCAAGACCATATAACCCAGAATAATAATCTCTTGATTGAGTTATGACAGGATCTTCTTTTGGCAACATAGCTGCCATCATTGAAAAGGTTGGTGGTTGAAAGCCAGATACTTTTTCAAATAATTTATTTTTTATATAATTCTTGCTTGATTTTACAATATTACTAGTCAAAGCATTTTGATAAATTGGTTGAATTCCAACTTGGTTATCTATTTGTGCTTGTGCTAATTGTGATTGTAATACTTTAAAGTTTCTATATTCTGGGTAACTACCATACTTTGCTTGAAGAGCAGGATTGTTCAAATACTCAGCTAAATATTCGTCTTGTAAACTCATTATCTTTGTCCATCAGGTTGTATGTCTGCCCTAAAAGTGCCATATCTCCAACTCTCATCTACTGATGTATTTGCTACTTTTAAACTTGCAAATCTAGATCTAGCACGGGTATCTACTTTATCAGTGCTGCTGGTGATTGTAAACGGTCCCAAAGGAGATGAGGTTGCGGTGTCCGTTGGAAAGTCTGTAAGGTTAATTGTTATTTGTGCATTTCCAGAAATTAATTTAAAATCAGGAACAAATCTTCTCATAGACATAAAAAATTGACCATTACCCTCAGTGTCTAAATCAAAAGAACCGGATTGAATAAATGATGTAATTGCTGTTTTAGCTCCAGAAGAATCAACTTGATTATTACCAACTTCGTGCGCGTAGTAAATTGTTGATCCGTTAGCACTTGTTACACCTTGAACTGTTGGAAAAGTTCCGGTGCCTGTTGAAGTAAATTCTGTAGCGTAAGGAACTTCGAACAAACTGGAGTTTACCCAAGTGGTTCGAGCCAATGTTCCTGTTGTCCAAGTATTCTCATCGTAGTTGTAAGTTACAACTCTATCAATAGCATCTGAGCCAGATTTAGGATAAAACCAATTAATCTCTGAATACAAAGTATTTAAACCTGCATAAACTAATTCACCAGAATTATATTGAATGCCTAAATTATCACCCTTGTTTGTAAAAACAAAATCTTCAACTAAACAAGGTAAACTTTTTACTGTACCATCATATAAAAAGAAGCCTCCAGCTAAACCCATCCAATACACTTTACCATCTACATATCTAATTGAATTTTGACCTATGGCTCCACAATTAGAACCAACTTGTTGTATTGAGAATGTAAAAGGTGGTCCTACAAATTGAACAGCGTAAGCTGAGGTATTTGTTAATATCAATATGTAATCTTTTCCAGGCACCGCTCCCACAATTTTTGTACCAGAATCTAGTCGCAAAGTTCCTGCAGTGTTAATAGATGTTGGGGCATAACTTGTTATATCTTCTTGATCAGAAAATCTAATAAACATTTTATCTTGAGTATCTGCGTTTCCGATAGTTGTCTCTGTTCCAAGCATAAACAAATGCCTGTCTCTTTCAGAAACTATTGACATCATTGATGCAGTTGGTGCTCCAGAGACTACTGTAGCTCTAGTGGTCAAAGCACTTGGATTTGAAGCTATTGGATTCCATGAAAAAGTATTTCCATTTTTAACAGTAGCAATTAAAGTTTGTCCAAAATTATCAAGAGACCAACCAGCAGGCTCAAGTGTTACATTTGTTGTCAAAGATTGTGATCCCCACGCAGTAAAAAATTCAACAGAGGCTCCACTTGCATGCGCAGTTCGTGTGCCCGCCACACCCCTTGTTATACCAGTTAAGTCATTTGATGATATCCCAGTATACGAAATAAATTCTGTTCCTACCTTTATAGTGCCTGATGTTGGGAACCCCGTGGTAGAGGTTAAAGTTATGCTTGTTCCTGAGCCTCCTGTTCCTGCGGTATCATCTTGTAATAAACCGTTCAAAGTATTGGTAAGCCCAGAAGCTCCACCATAGGTTGATGTGCCCCACCCATAGCCTCCTGTTTGATTTAACGGTCCAACCTTTACATAAGGAACGATTGTGGCTGAACCGCTAGCTGATACACTAGTGCCCGCGTTAGTGGCCATTGTAATTGTAAAGGTGTTTATAGTTGGAGCTGAAATAACTTCAAAAGGTTGATCCTCAAAATTTGCTGATGAGTAACCCGCTCCTGTAGGTGGAGTAACAGACGTAAAGGTAATTAAATCTCCTGCCTCTACTCCGTGATTAGTTTTATTAACAGTCACAGTTGGGTCATTGTTAATAGTTGTAAATGTTGCACCAGTAACAGCGGTGCCTAAAGGTGTGATGTCATAAAAATCTCCACCATAATATACGATTAAAGTTCGATTAGTCCCAAGAACAGCATAAACATTTCCATCAAGGTCAGCATAAGTGTGTTGTTGTCTCACTACACCAACTAAAGTTTTGCTAGTAAGCTGTTCCCAACCTCCTATTTTTTCAGGAAGCCCATATCTAAATCTTACATTATCTCCATCAATCCACTGACCCTCTGCTCCAACGGCAGTGACTTGTTTATTAAATCCTGGTCTTATTTGTACATTTGTTAACGGCATGGCTAATTATAGCATATTTATATCACTTCATAAACATTTGGACAGATATTCTAGGCATTATGGGACTTAATACAGGATTTACTTTATGATCTAAAGGTGCCTTTACGATGACTAATGAGTTTCCGGTGGTCGGTAAAAACCCATGAGCGTGAGTATCAGCAAACATGAACTCACCACCCCAATGAATATTCCATCTACTATTGATATAATAAGTTGCACCGTATTTCCAAGAATCATCACAATGCCAATTAATCCCCGATCTATTTTTCATGTAGTGAATTGTAGTGGTTATCTTTTCAACCACAGGTAATTTAAAAAATGTGTTATTTATTACCTTTTGTTTCAATGCCTCAAACGGTGGATACTGAGATACTTGTACTCTATCAGGTGCTTTTAAATTTTTATGTAATCTTTTATCCCAAACACCCTCAGCTGTTTTAAGATTAAGTTCGCGCCTTTGTTTAATTATTGCGTTGTGCAAATTTTTATAGGCATCTGCATCTAAAAAATCCTGAATCCACCAAAGTTTATTAGGAATTGTGTATACTAATTTCATAGCTATTATAAATACTATATGTTAATAAACTGTAAATGTATATCTTATCTTTACACTTAGGTCACGATGGTGCTTATACAATAATAAAAGACAATCAAATTATAGAGCATTGTCAAGTTGATAGATTTACCAAACAAAAAATGCAGTCTTATATTACTGGAAGTTTATTTTATCATTTAAGTTCTCTAGATATTAAATTTGATATTGTATTGTTGACAGATTTAATTTACGCAGATTATAGTCTTGACAGATGGTGGTTCAAAACTAACTTAACAAGATTTGATTTAATACATGATAATACTGAAATTGTTTTTAATGACACCTTAAAAACAAGACATCATCATCTATGGCATGCTTACTGTTCTAAAGCAAGTTTAGGTCCAAATAAAAATTATGCAGTTATAGACGGAGGAGGTGTATGGATTAAAGATAAGAATTGGATTGAATCTGAGTCCATTTATGACAACAATTTTAATTGCACTTATAAAGCTGCTGGTGAAATAGGTCATAGATATGACCACATGACAGCTGCTTTATTTAAATTAAACAGACTCAACTCCATGGGCATGCATGGTAAACTAATGGCATTATCTCAATATGGCACAAAGGAAGTTTCTTTAGAACAGAATTTTATTTTGTCTGAAGACAAAGATGATAAAAAATCTCAAGATTATTTATATAGTTTCCAAAAAAATTTTGAAAAAGAAATTGATGAAATAATCCCAAAAGAAAATGTTAATTATTCTGGTGGGTGTGCTCAAAGTATATTATGTAATACTAATTATTTATTAAATAAAAACTTTAATATAGATCCGTTATGTAACGATTCTGGAATATCACTTGGTCAAGCAAATCATTATTTAAAAGGCAATATAAAACAAATAAAAGATGTTTATTTAGGACCACAACCTGATTATCAATTTATTGAAATATTGTTTAAAGATTGGCAACTTATTGAGACAGATAGTCATAAGGTTGCAAATATAGTCAAGGATACACCAATAGCTTTATTCCAAGGAAGATCAGAACAAGGTCAACGAGCTCTTGGTAATCGTTCTTTACTAATGAATCCTTTTCATAAAAATGCAGTATCAAAAGTAAACGAAATTAAAAAAAGAGAATGGTATAGGCCTTTTTCTCCTAGTGTTACTGAAGAAGAATCAAATAATTATTTTTATATCGAAAATACAATATCGCCATATATGTTATATGTATTCAATACTAAACAGGACTTACCAAGTGTTTCTTCTGTGAATAAACTAAGTAGAGTGCATACAGTTAGTAAAAAACAAAACAAACATTACCATGACTTACTAAGCAAAAATGACGGGATGTTATTAAATACAAGTCTAAATTTTCCTGGTCATGTTGTCGTAGAAAATTTATATGATCTTAAATGGATGATGGAAAGGTCTCCTTTAAAATATGCTTGGCTGCCTGACATTGGTAAATTAATTAAAAAAATATGAGCACCTATAAAGTAGAAAGAAGTTTTAACAAAAGTGTCCCAAGCTGGCAAAGTATTTTAGAAAACTATAATTGGTCTTTGGTTAACGATAAATTTACTAAACACGTTAGTCCAGGTTTTTTTGTATCTTTAGATGCACATCTTATGGATGAAGTAAAAGAATCTTTAAAAAAATTAAATTGTAAAACAGCACACCTTTATATTAACACTTGTCTTGGACCAACATACGGCAAACATAAAGACGACATAGATGTTTATTTTTGGCAAGTACAAGGAATAGCAGAATGGATAGTAGGTAAAGATCGAATAATTTTATCTCCAGGCGATTTAATAACAGTGAAAAAAAATGTATACCATGAAGTAATTCCAAAAACTCCAAGAGCTGGTATATCAATGAGTGAAGTATGATGCACAGATTTGACCCTTTTGACCAAAGTTTTTATGAGTATGAATTAGAAATTTCAGAACAAGAAATAGCACAAGTAGAAACTATGCTTAAATCAATTAATAAAACAAATAACTTTACAATGAAGACCACCTTTGATTCCATTAATGTTTTGAGTTTACCTTTGTTAAAAAATTTAAGAGAACAAATTATAAAAATTTTAAATGACCACAACTTATTGTTAGATAATAATTGGGCACAACTATATAATGAAAATGAAAGCCACCCTTTGCATAGTCATGGACTAGAGGGTAAATCAGGAATTTTATATTTAAAAAGTAATGCAACTCAGGAAACTATTTTTTACAGTCCTGCGTTTGATCCCTATGTTCATTCTTTTAAAAAAAATCATTTGTTGTTATACCCATCACATATACCTCATGAAGTTAAATCTTTAAAAACAAATGAAAGTAGGCTAATAATAGCTTTTAATACTAGAAAAACCAAAAAATGAAAATAGAAAATGCCATTATTTCATATAACAAAATTCTTTCAGAAAAGTTTTGTAGTAAGTGTATAGAATATGCTGATAAAGTATGCACAGAAAGACTTTCTACACTTGATAATAATAAAGAATACAGAAGAGTTTTTGGAAAACATTTAAGTAAAAAAACTATTTCTGAACGAATATATTTTAAATTAGTATATGATGAGGTATTTAGTTTTTATTCCCTCCCTTT